GGGGAACACCTCGAGGTGGCGGTCTGTGTCCTCACAGGTGAACCCGAAGGACTTCCCGTCCACTGTGAGGGTGCCCAGAGTCCAGAGCGGGTTGAAGTGGTCGCGGGTGAGCGTGAGTCTCACTTGACCCCCTTCTTCAGCTTGCGCTCCCGTGCCCAGCCCCGCAGCGCGGCGTTGACGATGCAGGCGGCAAGGGGCCGCAGGAACAGGTCGGACAGACCCTCTGCGAACTGGCCAACCACAGGGAGGAGGTCCAGGGCCAAGAGCCTGTCCAGCTCGGGCATGATGAGCTGGACCGCTTCCTCCTTGGACAGGCGCTTGGCCTTCAGCAGGCGCAGAGTCTCGGGCAGTGTCACGGGGTCAACTCCAGGTCATGGATGAGAAGGTCCAGCTCGGCCTCGAGCACGGCCAGCTTGAGCTCGAGCTCCGCGAGCTCGCGGGCCTTGGGCGGGAAGTAGAAGCAGAGAACGAGGGAGGGGATGCACGACAGGACTGCAAGAGTCAGCACTACCCCAACCAGGCGGGCAGTGGTGATCCTCACGGAGTCACTTCCGGGTCAGTGGGGATGACGACTCGAACCGCAGACGCCACCGTGCCCACATCGACACCCCGATAGGCCAGCACCCCGAACACAGCAACGAAGCAGAGCAGCAACATCCCGCTGGTCAAGGCCAGCAGCCCCTTCCCCGGAAGGTGCTTGCGGAGCTCGCCCATCTCCACCTGCATGGTGTCAAAGCCCCTTCGCATCTCTTCCCTATCGGACCTCATCTCACGGCTGAACGTGTCCACCAGTGCCTGCGTGTCTTTCCGGTGATGGGTAGTCATGTCTCGCAGCTCCACAGTCAGACGCTCGTTCGATTGACCGAACTCCTGCACCAACATCTTGAGAGCAGCGGATACGGTAAAGGTCTTGGCTGGCGGCATGGCCGCATCCTACCGCAGAAGCCCAGCGCGTGCACCCTTGCTACCCTCGCTTGTCAGTGGTAGGCTCCCGCTTGACCTTCCGCCGTTGTCGTAGCGCGGGCCTCCAACGGAGATAGCCTTGCCTGCTGGCCGACCCACGCGCACAACACTGACCCAGCTTCAGGTGCAGGCTATCGCTCTGATGGCCCGGCAGGGGTGCAGCGCCTCGAGCGTCCAGAGGCAGCTAAACCTCAGTGCTTCCACTTGGCAGGCCTGGCGGCGGGGGGAGCTCTTCGTGCCTGCGCTCAACGCGGCCAAGGCTGAGTACGAGGAAGAGGTCTGGTCCGGACTGCGAGCTGCAGCGGGCTCCGCAGCCCAGACGCTGGTGGACCTTCACGCGGACCCAGCAGAGAAGGGCAGCGTGCGGATGATGGCCGCGAACTCCATCCTGGATCGGAGTGGATACCGCGCCCGTGAGAAGATGGAAGTGGCAGTGGTTCAACCCTACCAGACTCGGGAGGAACTGGTGCAGGCGCTGTCTGCGCTCCCGCTTGACCTGCTCCATGCAGCTCTGGCCTCTCGAGGTAGCGCCCCGTGAGCGCCACCTACGACATGTCAAGGGTGATGGCTACGCTGGTGGAGAACCCGCTGGCCTTGTTTGATCCGTCCCCGGCCTTCGCCCCGTTTATGTGCGATACCTCCCGCCGCATCCTGGTCAGAGCAGCCAACCGAACCGGCAAAACTCGACATGCAGCAGCCCGCCTGGCGAAGGAGATGCTGGCCACCAAGGACGGGCGGTTCCGCGCTGTGGGCGTGACCTATCAACAGTCCGTTTCAGTGGTATCTAAATACTTGAATAGCTTCCTCCCCCCCTCTTCCTTAGCCCCGTCGTGTCGCTATAGTGTTGAGAACGGCTGGACTCATCAGCTTATCGTACTGGGCAACGGAACCACCTGCGAGATCCGCAGCCAGGACCAAGCCCCCATCGCCCACGCGGGGTCAGACCTTGACGGGGTGTGGTGTGATGAGCTCCCCCCGTCCCCCGTGTTCACGGAGCTGGTGGCCAGAGTGATGTCGAAGCAGGGCTGGCTCTGGGTCACGGCTACGCCAATCGGGCGTCCGGTGAAGGAGTTCCGCGAAGTGGTCGAAGGGGAGCAGACCGCGTGGGTGCAGCATGTCGCGGAGATGAGCCCAGAGAACTGTCCGTGGTACACGCGGGACCAGGTCGAAGCGTGGATCGAAGAGGCCCGGCTGTTCCCCGACAGCTTCGAGCAGCGCATCAAGGGAGCATGGGAAGGGATCACTACAGAGCGGGTGTTCAGCGGGTTCGACTCGGTCTGTCTCATCAAGCCTGACGATGTCCCCCCGAAGGGTGTTCACCTCGGGGTGGGGATCGACCACGGCGAAGGGGCCGGGAAGCAGGTGGCGGTCCTCATCGCGTGGAACGGGACCGGGATGTGGGCGCTGGACGAAGTGGTGAACACCAAGGCCACCACGCCAGCCCAGGACGCCAAGGCCATCCGTGAGATGCTGCTCCGCAACGGGTACGATGTGAACCAGGTGGACCGCTGGGTGGGCGATGTGAACTCAGCGGGGAAGCTGTCCGCAGGCACCAAGGTCAACGACTTGTTGGCGGCTGCTCTGTGTCGGGAGGCGGGGTATGGGCGGCTGGCCATCCGCATCGAAGTCCCCGTCAAGGGGCTGGGCTCGGTGGGCTTCGGCGAGAAGCTGCTGAACGCGGGCTTCCTGCGTGGCCAGATCAAGGTTGCCCCTGAGTGCCAGACCCTGGTGAACTCCCTGCGCCACTATCGGGGGGGCGCTCCGGACGAACCGTTGAAACACGCTCTGGACGCGTTTCGTTATGTGGCGTATGCCCCGCTTGAGGGGCTCGCTTCTTCGCGTCAGACCTCGCAACGCTACACGCTACGATAAGGAAGGACCATGCCCACCCCGATCAACGACATTGATGCAGCTCGCTGGGAGCACACTCGCCTTCGCCGGAACGTGTTGGGGGGCACCTGGGAGATGGAGATCCTCTGGCGGATGAAGGAGCAGTATGGGCTGAACCAGGTGGCCAACATGGGCAGGCCGTCCATGGCCGTCAATCTGATGGCCAACTCTGTGGACCAGACCGCCATTCTGTACGACGCGCAACCCGTGGTATCCAACCCCGGCTTGACGGGCGCGGCTACCGCAGCCTGGGCAGATACGGTGAGCGGGTGTCACCTCTGGAACCTGCTGCAGGACAACTGCAGGAAGGTGGTGGGCCTGCGGGAAGGCTTCGTGCAAGTGCTCGCCACTCCTGCGGGTGTGCAGCTCGAGGTGGTCACGCCAGACGAGATCGTGGTGGACAAGACCAGCGGAGACACCAGCACCATCACGGCCATGCGGCGGTCCCGCCGCTTCGTTGTGCTCGGGGCCAAGGGCGAGCCCGTGGTGAAGGACTGCTGGGAGCTCTGGGACATCTCCGACCCCACTGCCCCCGTCCATGCGGTAGTCGAGGCGGACGGGACCGTCATCACGGCGGATGTGTACCCACCTGCTCAAGGGGAGGAAGGCCTGGTCCCGCACACCTACCCATGGGTGGATGAGCAGGGGCCCTATCTGCCCTGGACCCTCTACCGGGCGCGGTACACCTCGGAGACGTTTGACCCTTACTACGGGTCAGAGCTGGTCCACGGGACTCTGGATATCGCTATCCACTGGACGATGTGGGGCGTGTGTCTCCGGAACAATAGCTGGCCTCAGTGGTGGATCATGGACGCGGATGTGCCGGGCATGTCCATCGCAGACGCGTCCATGGCCGCGCTGCCCAGTCCGCCCGACACTATCGAGCTGGCCCCCAACAGCATCCTGCGTTTCAAGTCTGACGGGAACCCTGGAGTGGGGAAGGTTGGGCAGCTGCAGCCTGCGGATGCGCGCACCATGGCGGACGCTATCCTGACGAAGCAGAACACCATCCTGAACAACGTGGGCATCCACCCGGACGACCTGAGTCCAACTACCTCGAGCAGCGGGGTGGCCATCCAGCTCAAGCGAAGCGCCCAGCGCCGGGTAGCCTTGAGCTACGTCCCGTCCTTCCGCGCTGCGGATGAGCGGCTGTTCAGTCTCATCGCTCGCACGAACAACCTGTTCTACGATGGTGCTGTTCAGCTGCCCGTGGAAGGGTGGCGGATTGACTACACCCTGCCAGAGACATCCAGCGCGGAGTTCCTCGCGGACTTCGAGAAGGACCAGCAGCTGGTCACGCTCGGGTTCAAGTCCATGGTGGACGTGGCCATGAAGCT